CACTGGCACCATCGAGCCGCGCTTAACCGCAGGATTGATGTACGGTCTATATGCTGCATTGATCTGCGTACCGTGATTGCCATTGCCAGACTGGTCATACATCACAGTGACGCGCCCAACCTCATCCGACAGGAACGCGGACAGCGCAGCAAGATCGAGGTCGGCACCAGAAAAGCCGATATCTTGCTCGGCGGAATCGCTCGGTCGAAGCACCCTCACAGCCGGACCTAAATACCCTGCCGTGAGCTTAATCGTCCCGTATGCGTATGCGGGGAGTGCGCCAGCCACATCAATGGGCGCGGATGCGCCACCGGACAGCGCGACGATCCCGGTTGCGGTCTTGACGTGCAGGCTCATCGGCACGAGCCCGGTCGCGGTCTTGACGTGCGCCTGCATCGAAACGAGGCCCGTATCGGTTTTGACGTGGATGCCCATCTTTACGACGCCGGGCTGAGAATCAGCGTACCGACAGCCAGATCAGCAGTTGTGCCAACTGTCGGAGTTGATGGCATCGTCACGATGACGCCATTCAACTCAACCCCAGCGGTGATGGGATTGGAAGCCGCCATTACAGGAACGCCTGTGTCCATCACGCCCTGGCGCGACACGTAGGTTGCCATTCCGCGCGAAACAAGATCTGCCTCGATTGCCGGGTCATAGGTGTCGGTGGTGCCTGATGCGACGACGGCGCCGCCGATGCGGGTGGCGGTGGTGAGTGTGACGGTCATTGGTCTGCTGCTCCGGGATCGGGTGTGAGTGTGGCGGCCGGCGCGGGCGTTGGTACGGTCTGCGCCTCGAGCGCGATCTCGCGCGCTACGTCGTCAAACTCGCGGCCGCGCTCTGCGGTGTAGCGGGTGCGGCTGTTGACGTGCAGCTCGAGCTCTTCGCGGAAGGCCTGGACGTCTTTGAGCGGGTCGTTGCTCTGCCACCCGCGGAACTGCCAGGCATGCGCGGCAAACTTTTCGCGCTTTGCCATGGGCAGCGGCGAACCGTTTGGCATGCGGATGGCGCCGGATGCGAGCGCCATGGTCAGCCAGCTATCAAAGATGGTCTCGAGCCAGGCCTCGCGGAACCAGGCCTGCACCTTTCGCCACTGGTCGCGGTCGTCTGCCTGCGTGGCGCGGATGCTGTTGTAGTTGAGGTCGGCGTGGTCGTTGCAGAGCGCCGGGTATGAGACGTTTAGGCCGGACGCCATGCGGCGATTTGCAGACTTGACGAACGGGTCGAAAACCTCGTTCGGGTATTTGCTATCGACGGTCTTTACGTCGTAGCCCATCGGCAAGGTGTCGTAGGTTCCCGGTGCGCTGGTGGTGATGGTGCGGCCGCGCTCGTCGGTGTCGCCGTCGAGTAGCGGCGCCTGCGGGTCACCGTCCGGCGCCACGAAAAAGCCCAGATGGTCGGCGCCGTGCTTGGCCGCCACCAGTGCAGAGAGCGCAAACTCGCCGACGAAATGCATGCTGAGCATGGACGCATGCATCCACGGTATGCCGCGTACCTGCTCGGGCCGGATGCCGCGAAAGCGGTGGATGATGTTCTGCGCGGCGACGGGCTGCGGGGCGCTGTGCCGGGTGTCTGCAAACCAGTAGCGCACGGCGCGGCCGTAATAGTCGATCTCGATGCCCATGCGGATTGCGTTCACGCCGTCTGCGGCCTCGCGGTTGTACCAGGTTGCAAGGCGCGTTACATCGATGAGCCGCAGGGCGTAACCGTATGCGTTGCCTGCGGCCTGGCCGCGGATCTCCTCGATGATGTAGTCGCCGTCGCGGGCGGTGCCGCGAACGATCTGCCACATGACTTCGATACCGCTCTGCGTGCCGCTGATCTCGCACACCCCCCGCTTGAGCCAGCCTTTCCAGGCGCGCTCGATGGCGTCGCGGGCGAGCTGGTCAGGGTTGCCTGGTGCGTTGTCGGCGAGCGAGATAAGCCGCGGGCCGGCGTCGCCGACGACGTTGGTTTCGACCATCTGCAGGTAGCGCTGCGCATAGTCGTTGTTGCTCTCGAGCTCGCGCGATCTGCGAATGAGCGCGTCAAGATCGGTGCGCAGCTCGTCGTTGATGCGCTCGCTGGTGGCGCGCCACGAGTCGGTAAGGCGGTCGAGACGGGCGCCGGCAAAGGCGCGGGCATTGGCGGCCACGCGGCGCTTTGCCTCCGGGCCGATCCACCCGCCAAGCACGCGCGATGCGCCGGGCTGGCGCACGGCAGGCGTGAGATTGCGCTCTGCCAGATAGGCCTTGGCTGCGTCGAGTCGGGATGTGGTCAAGGGGTCAGAACCTCAGTAGGACGCGGCCGCGGCCTGGCCTGTTGCCGGCGGCGGCGTCTTCGCGGGCGACCTCTGCGCGGTATTTGCTGCGGTATTCGAGCAGCGCGGCGCGGTCGCGCTTGCTGGTGTGGGATGACGCGCCGCTGATATTGATTGTGAGTTCGATCAGATCAAGCTGTTCGTTCGTGGCGCGCGCCTCGATGGCGGCCTCGATGGCCTCAAGCATCTTGCGGGCATGGCTGCGGCCGTCGTAGTTGGCGGCTGCTGTGAGATCCGGCAGCACCACGATATCTGCCAAGCGCACGGTGGCGCGGTCGGTGCCATCGGATACCGTTGCCATCATGCTGTAGCGCGCAGCGGCCCATGTCGCCGTGGTGGCGGCTGTCAGGGTAACCAGGTGGTCGTCACCGTCTGCAGCGGCCGCAAACGTGATCTTTGGCGCCGACGCCGAGAGCAGGGCGTAGGAAAGCACCCACCCCGCGCCGGCAGGGTAATCACATAGCGAAATGCGCCATGTGGCGCTGTCACCGGCACGCAGGGCGAGAGGTTCTGTTGTGGGTATCGACGTCGGCATGCTGCCGTTTTACCAGAAGCAGCGCAACGGGTTAAGGCGTAGTGGTTGCGGATCTCACGCGCTAGCCCGGATCTTGCGAACCGCCTGTCCCGTAAGCCCGACGCGACGCGCGACCTCTTCGCTATTGAGTCCGCTGTCGAGCAGGCCACGTATGACGGCATTGCGCTCGGCGCGCTCGAGCGATGCGACGCTGGCGATGTAGTTGTAATCGCCCCCGACAGCAATTCTTCCATCACGTTCAACTATCCGCCTCTTTTCGGCGAATTCAGGGCAGTGTTTCTCTGCGATATCGAGAAGTACCGTAAATGCGTCCATTACCAACCTGTCTTGTAGATGTCTGCGGAGTGGCCGCGCGGAGCCGGCCGCGGCGGTGCGGCGGGCTGGCGTGGTCGTCTATCCTCCCGCGCCGGCTCTTTGGCCGGCTCTTCGGGCTCTGCGGTGGCGCCGGCTTGCTCGAGGCCGGCGAACATGTCCTGTATGGCGGGCTGCACCTGCTCTTCGAGCCGGCGCCAGAAGGTGCGCATCCGTGGCGACCACAGGTCAAGGCGCTCCTCAAGCCAGATCGCGTAGGCGGTCATGTCGATGACTTCCTGGCGCTTGCGGTTCTTGGTCCAGCGGGTTTGCGTGCCGTAGTTTGAGCGCACCGTTACGCGGTCTTCTCCGGCAAGCTGTCGAAACCATTCGTCGGTATTGTTTGCCGACAGATGCACGTAGCCGGGTCCGGGTTGGCTGATCTCGAGGCGCGACGCGAGCCGGTCTTTTGCGAGGTTGGTGCCGACCATCCACAGCACGGCGCCGTGCTTGGCACGCTGGCCGCGCCAGTTGAACTGGACTTTGGTGTTTCCGTTCTCGATGCCGCGTTCGTTTCCTGAGCTTCCCTTGATGGCATGAACGCGGCGGGATCGGTGCTTCTCGGCGAAGGCATAGACCTCGTTGGCGTTGTGCCCGCCAGAGTCGATGGCGGTGGCGTAGATGCGTTGAGTGGTGCCGCTTGCGTGCTGGTAGGTCTCGCCAAATAGGAATTCTTCGAGCTCGCGCCATACATCTTCTTGCGCTGGGTTGCCGAAGAATGACCGGTGATCTATCGACCACATTTGACCGCCGATGCCATACCCCCACACCTGCGCCTCGATGCGGTTGCCCTGCGTGTCGCACGCGCACAGCAGCAGCAGGCAGTCGCGCGGCATCACGCGCAGCGGGAAAGGCTCGGCGCGTGACTTGAGCTCTTCCGAGTCGGTGCGCTCGATCTCGCCCTCCCAGGTCTGGCCAAGGGTCGTGTTTGTCCAGGCCTTCATTTTGCTGTCGTCGCCCTGGTCCATCTTGTCCAGCGCGGCGAAGAACTCGCGCACGATCTGAGACCAGCTCACGACCGGGCTATAAGCCGTCCAGACGTGCATTCCAATGTGGCGCGGGGTTGGCGCTGGAGATCCATCTGGGCGGGTGAATGCGGCCGTTTCGTGGTCGATCCATAGCGTTCCGTCCTCGTTGATGAACACCCCGCTGGCCTCGACGGCAAGATATTCGGCCTGCGAGATCAGCACCCCGCAATGCGGGCACAGGTGCCGCACGCTATCCGGGTCGCGGCCGGACCACTTGAATCCGTGCGGCTCCCCTTTTCCGCCCCAGGTAAGAGCGTGGCGCGCGCCGCAGTGCGGACACGGAATCTGGAATGTGAAGCGCTCTTCGGCCTGGTCGAATCGCTCTTCCACGAGGCTGAATCCCTTGAGCTTCGGGGTTGAGCCGCAGATGAACTTCGGGAAGGTCGCACCCTCTAGGCGCTTTGCGGCGAGGATCGGCGGGGCGCCCTCTTTCTCGACGTCTCCATCAAAGGCGTCGAGCTCGTCCATGTAGCCGACATCCGCCGAAAATCGTCGGTAGTTTTTTGCTGCCTTTCCGCCTCGTACCCGCAAGATCGACCCGACGAACTTCTTATTCGACAGGGTGTTGTCCTTGTGCCGCGCGAGGTAGGCCGGGAACACCTTGCGCATCACCGGCACGTCTCGCAGCATCGGGTCGAGTTCTGACTTTACAAAATCCTCGGCGTCGTCGTCGGTCGGCTGCCAAACAACCTGGTTGCGGCGCTTGTGGTCGGCGAAATACCCCATCGCAGCAAGGATCATCTTTGTGTAGCCGACGCGGGCCGACTTGATGAAAGTTACTTCTTCGATATCGTCATTGCTGATGCAGGCCATGATCGCTCGCTGAAACGTCCATGGCGTCCAGCGCTGCTCGACATAGCTCGACTCAGCCGACAGGTAGAAGTGTTCGCGCGCCCACTGGTCGAGCGTCATCGGCTCTGGCACTGCCCATGCGTCCATGCCGCGGCGCAGGCGCCGTCCGATCTCTGCCTCGGCGAATCGGGCGACCTCGGACATGTCCATCAGTCGCCAGCCTCCTGGCTGTCGTCCGGCGCCTGCCCGTCCTGATCCTCGAACACATCCTCTTCGCGCAGATCGTCCAGCGTCACCGCTGCGGCCATGTTTCGCACCTTGGCAACATCCCGGCTGATCGCCATCATGGTGTCTGCAGACAGGCCCGGCTCCCGGCGCTTGATGGTCCCTGGTATGGTGTCCAGGATCTTCGCGGCGCGGGCGCCGGCCTTTGCCAGCACTTCCTCGAGCAGATAGACCGGCGCCAGCTCATTGCGCGAGATGGCGTTTTGCATCGCAACCTTGTCGGCCTGCTCTTTCGCAAGCCGGGCGCGCTCTGTCGCTAGGTCGAGGTCTCCACTAGCTGCGCGACCCGCCGCCATCTCGCGCAAGTGCCGGCAATACTCGAGCAGCCACACCCCGCCGTTCGCCCCTGCGCTCAGCACCCCGCGGGCGAGCATGTCCGACACCGCTGGCTGCGACACCCCAACCAGTGCGCCAAACTCTGCCTGCTTAAATTGTGCTGACAAATCAACCACATAAGCCCCTTACAAAAATCCCGCAACTAGCGAAACCACGAGG